TAAATCGTTTCTGCGAAGTTTTCGGAGGCTTCCGAGGGGCTTCCGCAGTCGATTACGTTTTCCGCTTCTCCTGTGTAGCGTTCGAGGTGTGTTTTGGTGGGAATGTAGATTATTCCGTCCTCCATCACCTCTGCGGCGTTCTCGTAAGTTCTGCCAAAGGTCGGGGAGTTGTCTCCGCAGTAGTACGGGTCGGTCGGGACCGCAAGCCCCTTGACGATGTCCTTGACATTCATCTCGACCGTCTCTGCTTCGAGGAATGCGCTCTCCGCACGGTTGAATGCGTCCTGCGCCTTTTCGTCCGCCGCGACTACATCTTCCTCAACCTTGCCAACAGTCTCGGTGATGCTCTCGACCTTTTCCTCGACTCTGCCCGTCTGGGCGAGTGCCTTTTCCGCGACGACGATCGCGTCCTCGACGTTTGCTTCGACGAGTGCCTGTGTGTAACTCTGTATCGTGTCAGGTACACAGGACAGCGTTACGGTGTTGCTGTTCGGGTCGTCCGGGTACTCCACATATTTGACAATGCTGTAAATCACGCGGAGGCTTCTCTCTGCCACCATAAGCGTAATTTTATCGTGCATTCGCAGGGCGAGGTGTGCGTACTCCTCCGGCTTCTGCTTTTCGAGGTCTTGTACCTTGCATTCGTAGCTGCGCTCCGGCACAGCCATCGCTTCGAGTTTTTCGTAAGCTGCTTCCAGCAAAGAGGTCATAGCTTCGTATCGTTCGTCCACCCAGTATGCGCAAATGGTTTTTGCCTTGTAGGTCTTGTTCTCTACGTAGTCTTTTCCTCCGTTTATCTCCGCGAATGTAAGCCCGTTTGCGCCGTATGCGTAGAGCCGTGTCGCAAAGTTCGTGGACGACCCCTGAAATGCAAGGGATTTGAGATTGAGCTGGTCGGAAAGGTAAACGCCGTGCGTTTCGATTTTCTCCGGCACGCGTACCTCCAGCGTTCTTTTGAGGGTCTTCCACACAAAGCGCACATCGTACTTGCCGATGCAGTCGAAAATTGCTTCGTATGGCGTGCAATGCTCGTAGGTCTTGCCTCGGTGGAGCGTGCAGTTGCTCGCGCCGATTATCGTCCAGCCTGCAGGCAGATTGTCGGTCAGCACCTTTTCGAGCAGTTGGTTTTGGTATTTGTACCCGTGTTTTACCTCCGCTTTGAGGAAGTCAAAGTCGATTTCGCACTCGATGGCGTCGTCCTGAATTTTCTTAACGAGCCAAGCGTTATCGTCGTAGTGAATGCTGGTCTCCTCCGCGATGATATTGTAAACGGGGTGGCGCACGTCGAGCCTGAATAAGAGCCTGTCGCGCCCGTCTTCAAGATGCTCTATGCGCCCGTCTTTCACGTCGACAAGGGGGAACGCCTCTCCTGCCGCGTTGAATACTTTAAGCAACATAGCGTCTCCTCCTGTCAAAAGTAAATCGGGTAATACTCAATAACGACGCGCCCGTTTCCGGCGATTGTGATGTCGTTCTCTCCTGCTTTCAGCGTCGGGAACTCGGTCATATCCGTCTTGTCAAAGCAGTTCGCGCCGTCCTCGGTGACGAGTCCCTTGATGCCGTCTATGACAATGGTGCTTCCCGTAATGTTCCGCACGGTGATGCCGTTGACGGTAAAGGTCGTTCCGCCGCCGAGTGTTATGGTGTAGCGCACCTCCGCGTCCATATTGCCCTTTATGGTCGCCTTGCCGGAGGCGGAGAGCGTGATGCTCTCCATTCCTCCGTGTCTGTACGCGGTGAGCGTGTACTCGCGCTGGAAGATGCCCTGCGCGATGCGCGTGGGCTTTCCTGCGTTTGTAAGCACGCCTCTGTAATAAAATCCGTCCGGCAAATACAGTTCCGTCTCCGCCGTCAGGACAAATCCGAAGTTTGTGGCTGCGCTTTCTGCGAGACCGTCCGAAGCTGCGTAAAATTCGCACTTGATGCTGACGCTCCGCAGGGGCATATCCGGCGAAAAAATCGCCGGGGTCAGCCTCTTGTTCGGTTTGAAATAGTTGTTTTTGAGGGCAACTGCGCCCGTGTTGTAGGACAAAAGCGATGCGCCGTAATCGGCGAGCGCAACGCCATTTACCTTTGTAATGTCTCCTGCCATCACTTTTTCCTCCACGCAAGTTCTTTTTCGACGTAAGGTGTGAGGACCCTGCCTGCTTCCTTGCCGTCAATGTTGATGTGATTTTCGATGTATAGGGGCTTATTTCCGCCGTCTTCGTCGTCGGGGTTGTCTTCGTCCGTGTCGTCGTCTCCATACGCTCCTGCGGAGTTTTTGGAGGTCACAGCGGCATCGTAATACTCTCCCTGCGTCTCGTCTACGACTGTGCGGACGTGGGCGACCATCTCCTGCGCGTCGATAGCGTCCATAATGTCGTCTTGCATCGCGGCCATAGAGTCGGCGGCTTCCTGCGAGTTTTCGTCGATACCGATAGCCAGACCCAACACAAGGTTTTTGCCGAGTCCGTCCTCGAACAGTTTCGACGGCGAGTGAATGCCGAAGAAATCGCAGATGCCGTCCCAAATTCCGCTTATCCAGCCTGAAACGCTGTCCCAGAGCCAGCCAGCAAGGCTTTGAATGCCCTCCCACAAGCCTCGGACAATGTTCGCTCCTACCTCGACAATGCTTCCGAGCATCGAGCCGAAGCAGTCCACAATCGCGCCAATAATCTGCGGCACAGCCTTGACGAGTTCGACAATTATGTAAGGCAGATTTTTAATGAGCGAGAGGAACAGTGTAACTCCTGCTTCCACAAGCTGCGGTATCATTCCAAGCAAGCCAGAAATGATGCTGTCAATTATGGTCGGCAAAGCCTCGCAAATGGCGGCAATAATCTCCGGCAGGGCTTCAATGAGCGAGAGGAACAACTGAATGCCGCAGTCAATGAGCATCGGAATGAGCGTAACCAGCGCGTCAATGATTGCGTTTATGATCGTGGGAATTGCCTCGCAAAGCCCCTGAATGATGTCGGGCAAAGCCTCCACCAAAGCCATAAACAACTGAATGCCGCAGTCGATAATCTGCGGTATCATTTCCAAGAGCGCGGAAATGATGGAGTCTATAATCTGGGGCAGGGCTTCGCAGATAGTGACAATAATCTGCGGCAATGCGTCGATAAGAGCAGTAAGCAACTGAATGCCGCACTCAATTATCATCGGCAGGAGTTGTAAAATCGCTCCTATAATGCTCTGGATAATCGTCGGAATGACCGCGATTATGGTGGAGATAATCTCCGGCAATGCGTTTACAAGCGCGGTGAGCAGTTGTATTCCGCATTGAATGATAAGGGGTACAAGGGTCAAAAGGGCGTTTACGATGCTGTCAATTATGGTCGGCAGGACTCCGCAAATCGTCTGGATAATCGTCGGAAGCGCGCCTATGAGTGCTGTAAATAGTTGTATTCCGCACTCAATCAGCATCGGGAGAAGCTGCGTAATCGCGCTCACAATGCTGTCAATAATCGTCGGGATTGCTCCGCAAATGGTCTCGATTATTGTGGGGAGTGCGCCTATAAGAGCCGTAAACAGTTGCAGGCCGCATTCGATGATGGCTGGCACGAGTTCGAGCAAAGCGTCTACGATGCCCTGAACAAGTTCCGGCAGGCAGGCTACGATGGCGGAAATGATTTCCGGCAAAGCGTCTGTTACCGCCGTAAACGCCATAACGAGCGCGTCCACGAGTACGCCTGCGGTCTTCTTTATACCGCTTGCGATGCCCTTGATAAGCGTCGGTAATTTGGCTGTGATGGTCGAGATCGCCGTAGGAAGCTGCGCGACCAGCGACTCGAACAGCGCGACTCCTGCTTCCGCAACCATCGGAATAAGGGTCGTAAGGGTCTCGATTATCTTTGCGCCGATTTTCGGCAATTCCGTAGCAAGTGCCTGCGCGATGCCGGGTATCGCCTCCAAAATCGCATTGAACAACTGCGTCGCCGCGTCGAGCAATACGGGCATCTGGGCGATAAGGGTGTCGCAAATCATCGTTACAATTCCGCTGACTTGCGAAATCAGTGTCGGGAGAAGCTGCCCGAACGCCGTCACGAGGCTGTTAAGAATGTCCGAAAGAGATGCCAGCAGCGTCGGTACGGCGTTGAGAAGCCCCTCCGCTATGGCTGTAATGAGTCCTGCGCCTGCTTCCACAACTTTCGGCAGATAGTCCGCAACCTTTGCGAGCATCTGTCCGAGTGCGTCCGCAAGCGTGGTAATGAGCGTTCCGGCGTTTGCCGCGAGTCCGTCGCAAATGCCGATAATGAGTTCTCCGGCGAGTACCGTAAGGTCTCCCGTAATGCTGATGAATGCCTCTCCGAGTGTTCCGAGAACGCTCGTAAGGCTCGTTACAATTGTCGGTGCTGCCTCCGTCAATCCCTGAACAAGTCCAGAAACGAGGTTTACCGCGCACTCAATAAATGTCGGTACGTATTCGAGGATTTTGGAGACTGCCTGCGAAAGAACATCTCCGAGTGCTGTCGCCAGCCCTTGAAATCCTCCCTCTGTTACCGCTTTGCTTAATTGGTCTATCAATCCCGTGCCGTACTGCACAAGATCGCGCAGGGGCGCATTCACGCCCTCGTACATAGCAATACCAAATCCCTCAGCCGCCGACTTCATTATCGTGAGGTCGCCCTGCAAGTTGTCGAGTTTGGTGTCTGCCATCGCCTGCGCCGCGTCGGTGCAGTCCTGCAGTTCTGCTTTGAAGTCCGCAATGGTTTCTGCGGAGTTCGCGGAGATAGAGTTAAAGGCTTTCAAGCCTGCCGTAGTGAATATGCTTGCAGAGTAAGCCGCTTTTTCCTCCTCGGTCATTGTTGCGAATGCGCCGTTGAGGTCGTTGATAACTTCGAGGAAGTCTCTCTGTTTGCCCTCTGCGTCGTATGCTGAAATGCCGAGTTCTTCCAGCGCGCCTGCCGCTATGTCCGTTGGCGAATACAAATCCGCCATCGCTCTGCCGAGGTATGTACCTGCGACCGAGCCTTGATAGCCCTTTTCCGCAAGCAAGAGGA